TATCCAGTCAGCCGGTGAGGGGATCACATTGACCGCTGCGTCACATGTTATCTTCGTGGAGCCAGGCTGGACGCCTAAAGATCTGGCCCAACCATCCGATCGATGCCATCGCATCGGTCAACTTAATGCGGTGCTTGTCGAGGTCCTCGTCATTCACCGTTCCATCGATGCCCAGGTGCTCCGGGGTGTCATCCAGAAGATCGACGTCGTCGGTCAAATTGTCAAGGAAACGAACATGAAAAGCAATAGCCCAAACCTTCGCGTCGCACTGGTTGCATTAGCCAATGCGTTCGTTGACGTTCTTGAAGCCTCGAATGGTGGCAGCGTGGAAACCGACATCGCCGCAGAGGTGGAAACCGGAAACCGTGAAGCCGCCGAAGATAAAGCTGCGAAAGCCGCCGAAGATAAAGCTGCGAAAGCCGCCATGAGGAAAGAGAAGAAAGTCGCTGAAGAGGAAGCGAAAGCGCTAGCCGCTGAAGCGGAAGAGAAAGCGAAAGCACAGGCCTCTGAAGCGGAAGCGAAGCCTGAAACCGACGGGGCGAAAACTCTCACCATCGAAACGCTGCGGCCGCTCGTTGCGGCAATGGTTGCTGGTGGTAACCGTCAGGTCGTCCTCGATACGCTGGACATCTTCGATGCCAAGTCGCTGTCGACTCTCAAGCCAGAAGACTACGCGGCATTCGCGGACGCCATCTCCTAATGGCGGGCCACGCAAAATTGTCTCCATCGGCTTCAGGCCGGTGGATGACATGCACTGGAAGCACCGCGCTCATTGCATCGCTTCCTCCGCCAGGTCCTGAAAAATCCAGCATCTACGCCGCCAAAGGAACGGCAATGCACCACGTCGCTGAACAGGTATTGACCGGCCAAGCTATGGCTGCGCAAGAATTCCTCGGCGAAATGATCGAAGGCTACGCGTACGACGAGGACATGCAGTTCCAGTCGCAGGCATTCATCGATTTCGTGCTGCTACAACCCAGAGATATGGGGATGTACGAAACTCGCGTCTTCGCCACCGACGAAGTTTACGGCACCGCAGATGTGATCTTGGTCAATGGCAGTCACATGCATGTGATCGATCTCAAGACTGGGTTTCGGTACGTAGAAGCTGCACACAATTCGCAGTTGATGATCTACGCTCTCGGCGCCTTGAACTCGATGGATATTCTTGGCATCGATGTCGAAACGATTTCGTTGACTATCTTCCAGCCGCCGGTCTCAATGGAAGGTGAGACTTGGACGGTGAAACGCAAAGTGCTTGATGATTTCGCCGTCGAACTCCGCACCGCGATCACAAACACGGTTGAACTTGCCGGGGAGTATTTGCCGTCTGAGTCGGCATGCAAGTATTGTCCAGCTGCGTCAGTCTGCCCAGCGCTCCAGGATGCTGCTACCATGGCGGCAGCGTACGACTTCGCAGAGGTTGATGATGGCCTCAGTGAACAGAAAACGTTGGCTGAATGGCATGCGTTAATTCCGTCGTTGGAGATCTTCGTGAAATCCGTGAAGGAAGCCGTTCGCGCAGATCTTCTCGCTGGGAGAACAGTCGAGGGATTTCGTCTTGCGCAAGGATCCGCGTCCCGCTCTTGGAAGTCGGAAAAAGATCTGTTCAAAATCCTGCGCAAGGGGAAACTGCCAAAGAAGATCGCATATCAGCCGGCGCAGGTTTCATCTCCAGCTCAAATGGAGAAGACACTGAAGTTGCTCGGCTCCGTGCTGGATATCAGCGATGCGATCGTCAAGAAATACGGCGACCCATCAGTGGTTCCGACATCGTCTAAGAAAAAAGAATATGTCCCAGAAAGTTCTGCGGCAGACGATTTTTCCGATGTACAAACTTGAGCAGACCCCTTAGGGTTCTCAAACTTACGACACGTTTGATCCGGGGATGAGCCGCCGGACCAAGCGTTTACTGAAACAAATGATGTGCTCATTGGAGACTACAGCATGACTAAACTTATCACCCCAGAATTTCGTGGTTCTTTCACCGCTCTCGACGAACCACGTGGTATCGCTGGCGATCCGACTTCCGAGAAGAAGTTCAAGATCACAATCGCCCTTCCCCACGAAGATGGTTTCTGGGATATCGCACGCAATGCCGTACGTGAATGTGCGTTGGAAAAATTCGGCAAGATCCCTGCGAAGCTGAAAAGCCCTATCACTTCGGGCGACGAGACCGACTACGACAACCTTCACGGCCACACGATCTGCGGCGTATCCAACAGCCGGAAACCTGGCATTGTGGATCAGGCGCTTCAGCCGATCATGGATCCAGCTGAGTTGTATGCTGGCGCCTGGTACCGTGTTTCGATCCGCCCTTACGCTTGGTCACATCCTGTCGGCGGCAAAGGCGTTTCGTTCAGTCTGGACAACGTGATGAAGATCCGTGATGACGAAGCGTTTGACGGTTCTGCATCCGCCGAGAATGACTTTGCCGAATACGCCGGCTCTGTCGAAGACGATCCCCTGCTGGCTTAACTCCTCCCGGTCAGCAGTCCCTGTCCCTCGGTTTCGGCCGGGGGACTTTTTCAAAAGCGAAACGGATCCACCATGAAACATAGAATGAGATTTGAACCCGGCACTGAGTGCGTTTCACGCATCGCTGTCGACCGCATGATGAAGCACTACGGCATCGCATATGATGGGCCGCCTCGAGAATTGCCAGAAGCCACGAAAGATTTTCGCCTGGCCGGCATGGCCGAAGAGCTGGACGAATATCGGCAGGCCGATCCCGACGACCTTGTGTCGCAGTACGACGCGTTGCTGGATCTTCTGGTCTTCACGATCGGAACACTTCATGAGCACGGCTTCCCCATGTTCGAAGGCTTCCGCGCCGTCATGGACTGCAACATGCAGAAGATCGTAGGCACAAACTCTAAGCGGGGCGATTTCAAATTTGATCTTCGCAAACCGCATGGGTTTGTTGGTCCTGAAGAGCGGCTGAAGGAGATCCTCGATGCAATCAAATGATCATGGTTTCGACGCTAACGAGTCGAACAAAAAGCCGCTGAACCACCTCAAACGTGACAGCGACCGGTGCCGCGTAGATCTGCTGCCGATATTCCCCCTTGTGACCATCGCGAATGTGCTTGGGTTCGGCGCTGAGAAATACGTAGCGAACAGTTGGCGCAACCCAGATATGAAACCGGTGCCGATGATGCGGACTTACGGTTCCATCATCCGACACCTGTTCGCCTGGGCTCGGGGCGAAAAATACGATCCTGAGTCTGGTCTCACCCATCTCGGACACGCAGCGACGCAGCTGTTCTTCTTGATGGAGCATGATGAGAAGGGCGAAGCTGAAGACGATCGCTTCAAAGATGAGGATTTCAAGATATGATGAACGTAGCAGATATGCGCATGGCGCTAGTCTTCACTGAGCCTGATCACAGGGGGATGCGTGAAATCATCGGCGCTCAGTTCCGTGCTGATGAGCCAGCCGTTTTCGGTACGCCTGACTTGGATTACATCGAGCGTGAGATCGCGTGGTATATGACGCTCGACCGGAATATCCGCAGCCTCGCACCACCCGTGCCTACGATTTGGCAGGCTGTCTCTGATGACGAAGGCTTCGTCAATTCCCAATATGGTTGGTGCGTGTTCAGCCACGAAAACGGTTCGCAATATGAACAGGTCGTGAAGTCGCTGTTGCGGGATGATTATTCACGGCAGGCGGTCTTGGTCTACACGCGGCCTAACATCCACATTGAAGCTGGCCATGACTTCATCTGCACGAACACTGTCCAGTTCTTCATACGGGATCAGAAGCTCACTACGATCGTCAACATGCGCTCGAGCGATGCTGTGTTCGGCTACAAGAATGATTTGCCTTGGCATACCTACGTGCGCGACAAGTTGCTCGTCCGGCTACGGATGGATAGCGCTGACTTCAAGTCTCTCACCGCTGGCGACATCATCTGGAACGCTGGCAGCTTCCACGTCTACCCACGCCATGAGCATCTGGTTAAGGAGTACAATTATGGCATATAGTGCGAAAGAAAAGCCCTCCGGGATCGGCAATCTGTTCACGCCGACTCCCAAGAGCCCTAAGTCTCACGTCCGTGGTTGGACTGAGCATTGGGAGTCGTGTCTCGGCCACAACCACGGCGATCTGAAGATCCTTGGCAAAAGTGACGTGGGTCTTGGAAACCTGAGCCACTTCTATTTCGACCACGGGGTGAACGCAACGCCTGGCCAGCTTAATCTGTTCGGCGGTGTGACGGACGATATCGCCTTCGCGTTGATGGAGATCGCAGCTTCGCCGCACATGTTTTTGATGTGCCTCGACCATTCGTGGCAGGATATGGGTTACGCCGAGAACCTCAAGTCGCGGTTGAACCAGAAAACTTGCAGCATGTTTCTCACTGAGAAGTTGATCGACAAAATCGATCAGCAGTTCAAGGATGGTTTCACGGCGACGCAGTATCAGGTTGACACTGACACGGCTGTGATCGGTGACAGCCACTCCATTGCCTTCGCTGATGTCGGCAATGCGATCTCACGTACGAATGGCCTCACGCTTTTCGGCGCCTTGAAAAACGACCACTTCGAGAATGAGCTGGAGAAGTTCCCCGACAAAATCGAACGGGTGACGTTGTGTGCAGGGTCGATTGATATCCGGCACCACATGCTTCGGCCTTCGGCATACCCGTTGGAAGATGTCCTGTTCACCTTCAGGAAAAAGGTCGATAAGCTCGAGCGGCACTACGGGGTCCAGATCACAGTGTGTGGTCCGGTTCCCGTCGAGCACGAAGGCCGCAAAATTCCTAAGACTGGCTTTTACGAAGGGGAGCCGTTTTTTGGATCTCAGGAACAGCGGGCCGAGCTGACCGACCGGTGGAACGACATGTTGGCAGAACGGTTCCCGCGCGTGGTGACTCCGCCGCAAGACTGGTTCACCATGGATCCTGAAGAATACGCGAGCACCCACATGGAGCTGTCCAGTTCCGTGCACATCGGGCCGCAGTCATACCGTAGGAAAGGAGGTTGGCATGGCGTTTCTTGAACCGAAGTTTGAGATCCCATTCAAGTCGCAATGGAACAAGGATCTCGATGCCTACGACGGTGATGTCCTCAAAGCTCGAGAAGCCTACCTCGGTATGGCTGCTGGCTTCAACTCCCGGATGCCAGATCCAAACACCTTGGTTGAGGAGTATGAGGACAAATTCATCTTCCGTGCCGACAAAGCTCCAGCTGGCTTGAAGGCGTACGGCGCTGAGCAGTTGATTGCTGAGACTGAAGAAGATGTGTTGGTCTACGTGGCACCTCGGACTGGCCATGCTCCAGATGCAATTGCTACCCTGGCCAATATGTATGGGAAGCGCTGCGTGTTCTTCTGCCCAGCATCGAAGTCAGCGTCAGATCATCAGGCTGCGATGTTGGGTCACGGTAACGTAGATCTACGATTTGTCCGGATAGCTGCGATGCCTGTCCTCAACCAGTATGCGAAGGAATGGGCTGAGCAGAATGGGGCGAAGTTCCTTCCATTTGGGTTGACTGGTTCGCCGCTGGTGACCGCAGGCTTAATTCGAATGTGTGACGACATCAGCACTGTGATCAATGGTACGGTGTGCGCCGTGTCCACAGGGACGATGATCCGTGCGCTACAGATCGGTTTTCCAAACGTGCAGCACTACGGAATGGCTGTAGCACGTAACATCAAGGCTGGAGAGATCGGCCATGCCCGCGTAATCAGCAGCTATCAGGCGTTTCAACAGAAGGCAAAGATCCCTCCTCCATTCCCAAGCACTGCGACGTACGATGCGAAAGCTTGGGACTTGTTTGAGATGCTGGACATTCCAGGTTCAATGTTTATCAATGTTGGGTCTGACGACATGATCACATCTGGGCTTAAGGGGGTCGACCGTTCCGAAATCGACAGCGCTCGTGAGTGGGGCGATCACCGCGATATCCAGCGTAGCATTTAACTGTATACAACTTTAACTCCATTTGGTATGGTAGATTATCAAATGGAGAAAAGCGCAATGACCACCGTCCCTAAACTGCCAGAATACACCGTCGGATATGCCCGCAGCCGTTTCACCCACAACGTGGTTCGCGGCATAATTTCCGGTGACGAGATGACCCTTCGCATCGATGTCTTCGACGACCTTGAAAACTGGGTTGCTCTTGATGAAGATGGAAACCCTTGCGATCGCCCACTGACTTATACCTGAGGAAGCGGTATGTTTGACAGAGAACTCTACTACGAAGAATTTTTGCGGTATACTGAGATGGCGACCGTGCAGCAATATGAATGCAATCTCGGCACAATTCCTCACGATGTAGGAACTGTCACGGATCCGTTGATGCGGAACGTGACGCTCTACGACGTGGTCAACCGGAAGTATGCCGGCTTCGGCCAACTCCTTCAGGACATGTGGCATGGTGGATCTTCTTCACACCCGTATCGTGATAAGCTTCACCCGATCCGCAAACCTGTAGCTGAAAGCTTTACCGGCGTCTGCGACTATTGGGCTCTGGAAGAATGGATGTACGCATTCATTATCCACCGAATGACTGGTTCAGCGATCGACTATAAGCTGCAGTACGCAGGATACGGGCCGACGATCCTACCCAAACTCCACCCAGCCAAAAACCTAGACGACATGGTGGAGATCATGCGGCGTGAGCTACCGATCACAAAGTGCTACACGAGCGTGGGATATCAGTTTGCTGCGGGGCCGAAGTGTCCTGAAGGTGGTCGAGCAACTGACAACTACCTGCTGAATTACGCTCCTCCGATGGTTCGTGGACTCGGCCGTCATCTGTTGGATGCTAAGTCGAGATACTCATTTCGTGAACTTGGTGATTGGATGTCTAAGTGGAACGTTGAAAACGGGCTTCGCGTCTATCACTTTCAGCACGCTGCGTTCCTGGCCGACATAGCAGACTTTTTTCCAGAGCTTGTCGCTGTCGAGTCTCCATTTTTCTATGGCACGAATGCGAAGGAATGTTTGTCGTATTTCACTGGCGGCAAGAAATCACTGAAGGCACTGGACGAAGTGGTTCTCCGTGCGTGTGACGACACCGGTGGGCTTCCATACGACGTCGAAGATATCTTCTGCGACTTCATCCGCTATGTCGAAAACTATGTACGTCCTGGCGACCACTACGACCACCTCGACCGTGACATCCTGTTCAACCACTCAAAGATCGACAAGCATCCGTACGGTCGTCAACGGTGGATGCTGGATCTCGGTCTCATTCACTCATTCAACACCTTGCCGAAGCATCCAAGTGACGACTTTGTGATCGGTAGAAAAGGCCTCACATTAGAAGATGTACAGATATTCCTAAATTAAGTACGATAATCTGCGACACAATGGAGAAAGCGAATGTCTGATACGAAAAATCACTACTTCGAGGTGTTCTACATCGGCCGCCAAACTGGTTGGGTTGCTGTAGAACGTGACGAAGAAGGAAATCAGGTAGGGGACGGCATGTTCTCGTACCACAAAGGTTCCGCCTTAACTGATGCAATCACCAAGGCAGGACCAAGCCGGTCCGTGCTGGTCTACAACATCCACGGTGCGTTGCTCAAGACACTTCAACCACGAGAGGAGGCTGCGTGATGGATGACATACATACCCATTACCGTGTATCTAAACATGAAGTTGCGATGGAAGTTGCCCGGTCTTACGCTAAACGAACGACCTGCGCCCGCCGCGGGGTCGGCTGCGTGATCACAAACGAGACAGGCCATGTGCTGAGCATCGGCTATAATGGATCTCCGGCGGGAACACCACATTGCAGTGGCGGTCACCCGTGCCTTGGCGGCGTTGAAGCTTCGTCAGGCCAGTCGCTTGAACTTTGCCGTGCTATCCACGCAGAACAAAACGCAATCGCTCGGCTGGCAGATTGGGAGTCTGCTCACGCGATCTACTGCACCACATCCCCATGCAACTCCTGCATAAAGTTGATTGCAGCCACCAACATCCGCTTGATTTATGTCGACAAGCCGTATCCTGGCAACAGCGAAGAGTTCTGGCTTGCGATCAACCCTGATAACAGATGGATCCAGATGTGACTATATCGATCGACTTCGAAACCTATTGTGATGTGTCAGTCGTAGACGTTGGAGCTTGGCGATACGCCGAGCATCCTTCGTCTGAGATCTTGATGATGGCTTGGTCCGTTGACGGCGGAGAGCCTGAGCTTTGGATCCCTGGGATGGAGTTTCCACAGCGTGTGATAGATGGAGCTGAAAGCGGTGAGGAATTTACTGCTTGGAATGCCCAGTTCGAAATCGCTATGTGGACGCACAACCTCACACACCTGTGTCCGCTGCCGACCAATTGGGTTTGCTCTCTGTCGGTCGCAGCTTCATTCGGACTCCCGTTAGCCCTTGGTAAGTGTGCACCGGCTCTCGGCATCCCCATGGTGAAAGACGCTGCGGGTAAACGGTTGATCCGCAAATTCTCCGTGCCGCGGAAACCCACCAAGAAAAATCCAGCCACACGCGTATTTCCCGAAGACGATCTAGACGACTGGGAAAAGTTCTGCGACTATTGCCGGCAAGACGTACGCGTTGAGAACGCTATCATCGAAAGCCTACCGATAAGCCGGCTTTCAGATTTTGAGCAGCAGGTGTGGGAACTAGATCAGCGAATGAACGCTCGTGGTGTGAAGATCGACATCGAGACCGTCATCCACGTACAGGGTCTAATCAACGAGTTCTTCAAGATCACAGAGGCGCGCGTGGCCGATTTGACTGGCGGATTGAAGACATCCCAGCGCGAAGCCATACTCAACTGGTGCGCGTCACAGGGCTATCCGCTAGAGTCCTATACAGCGGCCGTCCTGAGGGAAGCCGTCGCTGATGAGGATCTTCCAGACAACGTGCGCGAGGTGCTCATTTCCCGTCAGTTGACCGGAAAAACCAGCCTGGCTAAGTTTTCAAAGATCATGGAAACCGTGTGTGGCGATGACACCTGCAAAGGGTTGGTCCAATACTGTGGTGCCGCGACAGGCCGTTTCGCCGGTCGTCTCATTCAGGTCCACAACCTTCCACGTGGAAACCTCAAGTATGCTGAGGTCATCGCAGGCTACCTGAAATACATAACGCTCGACGACTGCCATGTGATCTTCGACAACATAGCCGATGCCTTTTCCAGCATGATCCGACCGATGCTGATCCCACATATCGGCCGTCTGTTCGTGACTGACTTCGCAAACATTGAAGGCCGCGTTGTGGCGTGGATCGCGGGTCAGACAGATCTGATCAAGCAGTTCGCTTCAGGTGATGACGTCTACAAACATATGGCCGCAACGATCTTTGGGACAACATACGAAGCCGTAGAAGACTTCGAACGCTTCGTCGGGAAGCAGGCCGTTCTCGGCTGTGGATACGGCATGGGCGGTCCTAAATTCTACGCGACGTGTTTGGCATACGGCCAAGATATCGGCATGGGGTTGGCTCAGAAAACCGTAGCCATCTACCGCAAGAAGAACAACAAGATTGTGAAATGTTGGTATGGCATTCAGGGCATGTGCGAACAGGCGATCCTGAACCCAGGGAAGATCTATGAGGGTTTCAAAGTTCGTGTAGTGTTCTCAAGGAAGAAGCGCAGTCTGATCATTGAACTTCCGTCGAAGCGCTGCCTGTACTACCGCGACCCTAAGATTGAAGATGGCCAGATCACATATATGGGGTTTGACTTCAAGCGGAACTGGGCCAGAGTGTCTACGTACGGTGGGCGTCTCGTAGAGAATATCGTTCAGGCCATCGCACGGGACATTCTGGTAGCGGCGATGATGAGGGTTGATGCTTCTGCATTCAACCTCGTGACCACCATCCACGATGAGCTGGTATCCGATGGCGACTTCGACGAGAACGGAGATCCACTCACGCAAGAAGAATATGACTGCATAGTCGCAGAAGTTCCTGACTGGGCGGAAGGCTGCCCAATCGCTGTGGACGGGCATAACGGAATGCGATACAAAAAATAATGCGTAGGCTTGTAAATAGATGTTTACAAGCCTTAGTTTACTTCGTACCATGATCATACGAGATGACAACATGGAGAAAAGCGATGAGACCGTACGACGCAGCAAAACTTGCCACGACTTACCATGACGTGATGACGATGGTTTCGAACCGTTCGGCGGGTTCCATAGCCCCAGGCAAATCCCCATCGAAGGTTTTGAAAGAGTACCTTTTCGCATGCACCATCACCGAGACCAAGCTCCACAACGATAGCTGGTTGAAAGTCGCCAATGAAGTCGTGAGCGAATTGGAAGCGAAACGCGCGCAGGCCGTCAAAATAATGCTTGGAAAAGGATAAAGCGACATGACCGACTTAAACCACACAGAACGTAGCGTCCGCATCCTGAGCGCGGACCTTGATTATCTTGGCAAGCAACTTGATGCAGCGGAACAGCGTGGCGACGACTTAGCTACTGAAAGCCTTCAGCGAAGCTGGCTTGCAAAGGAAGGTCTACTGTCCGATGCGAAGGCGAAGCTTGACCAGTGTCGCAGCGAAGCCGCCCGCCGCAGCGAAGCCGCCCGCATAGCCTAACCACCAAGCCGGGGCTAACCGCCCCGGCTCATCAAGAGGAGAGAACGACATGCCATCGAACATTCCATTCGCCCGCGAGCGGCTTGCCACTATTGCCGACGATATATCCGACGTTGCGCCAGCGAGCGCCGTCCAGATCAGGACCATCATCCAAACGCTGCTGGTCCGCCAGCAATCGGGTCGGCGCGCGCCCACCCAGCGGAAGAAAGTCACGCCAAGCATAATCGCGTCAGTCAAGCAGATTGCCAAGGATAACCCTACAATGACGATGGAGGCGATAGGACGCCGCCACGACATCGACGGCGGGCGCGTCAGTGAGATTTTGGCGGGGCTGAGATCGTGACTAAAGTCAAAATTGGGAACATCGAAGTCGCCCGCATAGCCTAACCACCAAGCCGGGGCTAACCACCCCGGCTCATCAAGAGGAGAAATGAACGTGACCAAATTCACACCTGAGCAACAGGCCATTCTTGAGGCCAACGTCACTTTCGACGACGACACTGTGTCATATGCAGGCTCTCTTCATAGCGTCGGGGGCCGCGTCGGGCAGGTGTGGGGCGACGTCGGACAAGTGTGGGGCGACGTCAAGGGCGACATCGAGGGCGACGTCAAGGGCAACATCGAGGGCGACGTCAAGGGCGACGTCGGGGGCGACGTCAAGGGCGACGTCGGGGGCAACGCTCCATCACCTAGCCTTCCTGATAAGATCACGATTGACGGCGCGATCTATAGCCGGAAGCCTGACGGAACGGGAGTGATCTAATGGAAAACCCGTTTGAGGAATACGTAAGGCGACAGCAGGAAGCACGGAAGGCGAAGATCACAGGTGCGCTTGTGATGAGTCTTGCCGGGCTATTCGTGGCCGTGGTTGTAGGATCGATCATCATCGCGACGATACTGAACTATGTTGAATGAGGAAAGTTGAAATGGCAAACGGAAATGACGTCAACGCCCGCCCGCGGGAAATCTTCAAAGTTCAAACCGACATCTACGGTTTGTCGATGCTGATCTACAACGAGAGCCGTTCACTCGTTTCGGAATTTGCCGTTACGCCCGACTTCGCGGCGCTCACGAAACAGATGGGGATCCAACTGAAACTAGGTCGTGGCTTCATTGAAGCTGAACCGACCATTGTCAATGAGATACTCGAGGGGCTTAAAGATCCAACGAAGACCGATGAGTCCTTCTAAGAACCCTACGCGCCATCTGTCAGCGTAGCAACTGTGCCCGCCCGGTCTCCAAAACCGGGCGGGTTTTTTCATTTCCCAGTGACGCGTTCAATGATGCCTTTGCCAGTCATCACCTTCGCAATCTTCTCTGCCGATCGGCCAGTGACGTATCCACCCAAGCCGATCTTCATCAGCGTCCACATGTCTGGAGGAAGAGCCAACTGTGGAGGCGGAGTTCCAGTAGGAAAGAACCACATGATGTACGGCACGAGGATGTAGTTGTTGGCAATGATGAAGGTGAAGACCAACATGGTCAACGGCCGCCAGTTGCGCTGCATCCAGCTTTCGCCTTGAGCTTCAGAATTGATGATCGATGCCTGAGCTTTAAACAGACTGCTGTCGCGGTCCATCGTCTTCTCAAGCAGTCTCGCCTTGAACTCATTCCGCTTGTCAGGGTCTTCAATGAACTCTCCGGCGATACCGGTGATAGCTTGAATGACCGCAAAGATCCCTGCGCTGATCATGTCGTAACCTCATACAGTTCGAAGTGGGGACCGTCGTTGAAGGCCCGTTTCCCTGCGCTAAGCTTACGCTTGACGTATTCAGCCACCCAGTTTTCAGGAGATCCCTTCAGCGGATTGATGTGTCGCCAGCAACCACCCCAACGGATCTGGACATCCAGTTCGATGGCTTTCACGTGGAGCACCTCTGTGATCACATAGAGTGCATCCCAATCCCACTGGAACCTGCCATCGATCCAGGGAACTAGATCGATTGCATGACCGAAGCCGTCTTCCTGACGTTGGTGCTTGCCGATGCGGTTGAAGCCATCAATCGTTGACGCGCCTCGTCGAAACAATGCATTCTGTTGGGCCGGTGTACGAAGACCATCAAACACGCCGAAGTCAACCGGTGAGGCTGATATCGTCGCCCATGCCAATTTGTCCAGCTTGGGGTGGACGCCTTCCAATTCAGATTTGGATCGGCTACCGAAATGGAAGGTCATGAGAACATCCTCGGCCGATACACGATGACGAACATGCTGGCCAACATGAGCATGAAAGCGAGACCCAGCCGTGGAATTGGAACGCTTGAAACTTCCGTGAATGTCCGGTAGTGACTGATGCCCTTCCCAAGGTCATACGCGACAAGTTCAGTCTCAGGGGATATGATGCCTCCAACTGACTGATTGCCGGCTTTGATGAAGATCGCCAAGCCGTCACTGCCTGCAACATCGATATCACCAATCTTGAAGTCGTCATCAGGCGCAAACTCGAAAAGCTCAGTGAGTTCCCACACACCGCCGAATGCTGCGCTGACATCGCCTTCATACACAACCCCTTCGGTTGGGCCAACGCACGATGTGAGTCCACCAACGGATCCAAATTCATCGAACGCACAGCTCACCGAGACTGCATGCGCGGGCATAGCAGCCAGTAGGGTGAGCGCGAATAGAAGTGTTTTAATCATCTCGGTTCTCCATCTCCATATAACGGCGTGTTGCCGTAGGTCTTCGCCAAAAAATCAATTCGCTCTTTGATGTATTCGACGTCGGTTGAGAGCCGGATTAACGTCTTAGATTGCTCTTGCAGAGTCAAGATCTGCCGTTCTTGGTGCAGAAGTTTTTGAGACATGGCGCCCTGCTGCTGACCCAAATATAAAGCCGCTCCGACTACAGCGACTAATATAGACCATAAAAGCCCCGGCGGTACATTATTTAACATAGCTGCTTTCCTACGTAAGCCCCACGTAGATCCCCTAATTTTACAGAGCGGCGATTATAAACACAGCAAGTTCGTCATAGCGAAGTCCATACCGATCTTCTTTGATGAACTCTACTTCAGGTGGATTTGCACGGTCAGCTTTATCTTCCAACTGATGATCTTCTTCAGTCACCACTCGGTGGCCGGTCTTTGTCTTAGCGTTATTCCTGCGGTTGATACTCCGGTGATACAAGAGATCTTCCATAGCGCTCTCTTCAGACTCGAACGCATTCCCACCTTCGATAGACACCAGTTCATCTTTGCAGACGACGCCGTACCTGAATGGGTCAAGACCCTCTGCCTCAAACGCTGTGATCACATCCTGCGCCATCATGCCGAAGTGATATCGGGCATCGTCGCCCTTCTCGTCGACCGCTTCGATCCAACGGTACGTGCGCACAAGCTTCTTACACCGTTCGGCCACCCGCTTCTCTTTGGCTGTGAGCTTCTTCACATCCGTTTTCTGCGTGGCGTCTGAGGTGTTGATTGTGCCTGTGGCTGAATAAACAACAGACCAACGTGACGACCCGCCGCCGAGCGCCATTGCGTTATCGCTCACCGGCCCCACCGATGTCGTGTTTATATAGCTTCTGCTAACACCTCCACATGTGAAAGCTATAGTGTTAGAAGATGCCCTCGTCATCCCAGTGTTGTCATCGCCTAAAAAGGAAAATTCCGGAGTGCTTTCCACCCCTATTGGTACAGCCAAAACCCTATCGACTGTCAGGTCTTTCGCGACGACCATGTTCCCGCTATTGTCTAAAGACCACACTTCTGTCGCGACGCCACTGATAGCGGTGTCCACGGTAATTCGGGAGCTTCCACCGCTGTCGTATTTGTATCTATGCTGCATCCCGTAAGTGCCGGAGTTAGTTGGCGCACCAGTCCAGTTGCTCGTAGCGGCGACGGAGTAGATCGCATCTTGGTTGGGCACATATTCAACGACTCTGTGCACAATCCCCTGCTCGTCGTAGCTTATGACATCGCCAACCGTGAACCGCTTCGTGCCGTTGACGGTAGTTATGACGTCACCGGACGTCGTATAAAACCCAGAGGTTTGATAGTTGGTGAACGTGAACGATGGATCGTTTTGAGCGCCATCTGCAACTTGAATTTCGTTGAGGCCGACTATGCTGGTGCCAACAGAGAAGTCGAACATGGTTTTCCATGACGCGTTCTGGTAGAACTTCAGCTGGTTGGTTGCAGTATTAAACCAAGGTGTGCCTTCAACCTTATACGTCGGCTCCGTAGCCCCTGAGTTGGATGAAATGATTGCAGCGAAGATGCTGTTCATGTCAGTCCGAACCACTGCGCCCGTCGCATTACCTACGCTATAGTCAGTTGCCTGTGCCATTATGTCTTCCTTCCGAGACCTACCGCGGTCCAATTATAGTCACGTGTGATCGCCGATGAACCACTACTGTTCTTGAAAACCACTCTAAACCCAGTTACGTCGGTTTGTGCATCATCTAATGCGTACCAATCGCCAGGTGCGAACACATTTGTAGCGTTTGTGCGTGGGCTGATTGCGACCACGGGTTCTGAGTAGAACTCGTCGGTGTAGGTCACATCAGAATATCCAGTCCCAGAAGACTGCGTCTCCGACCCGTTGATCGACCGTGATTGCAGGTGTGCGGAGAACGAAATCTCAGAGACCAGAGGTGAAACCGATGGAGACACCGACGTCAGCTTAACCCGAAACTGGAACGCACGTGCAGCGACTTCAGAAACGGAGAGCGGTAGCCAATCACTCCAAGTTGGGGATCCTGATGGATCATCAGACGTATAACGCATCTGCGTTTCTACGCTGATATCCTCTTCGCTGGACGCTAATCCAATGTCATCCCAAAGAACTTGGTAGTCATCAATCGGAAACGACCACGAGTCCATGAGACCTGAGTCTTCATACCGTGTGAACGTAGCTTCCCCACGTATCTGGGTTACGTAGACGTCACCCAAATCGAACTCAGTGTCCGAGACGTAGAAACCTTCAGCATTGAAATCTCCGCTAGTTTTATCCAGCGAAAGTCCACCACCTGGGTCGGTCGTATTAGTCCCATCAAATGTGTCGGCGAATGTGTTGTCAACGAGAGACAGGATCTGTGTGAAGTTGGTTATGCCGGTGTCGAACAGGACGAAAGAAGCTGCAGTGTCGCTGACCTTCCCTATCTTATCGACAGCCTTGATGAAGTAGGTTCCGACTTGGGCTGCGAGAGCCACAGACGTAGCAGGCCGCGCCACTCTGGTTGCGACCTCAGTGGCAGATGTCCAGATACCGCCTGAGGTCACAGGCTGATGTCTGATCACATAGTGGGAAAGGTCGGCATCCGACGTAGGAGTCCAAGCGAGCAACGCTCGGCCGGCGTTCGTCTCAACCCTGAAGTTTTCAACGTCGGACGGTGGATCCAGCTTGCCCACCACTGTGATCGCTTCTTCCAAGACGACCCAATCACTATCTATGCCTAGGGTCGAAATGGCACGGGCGCGGACGTCGTAAACATCTCCGTCATCGACGCGTGGAAACTCAAATCGGGTCTCAGATCCAGTGCCGACAAACGGACGCCACGGACCTACGAGATCAGTTGATGGGGGAAGCGCAGGCCGCCGTCTTCCCTGAACATCAAATCGGTCAAGGTCTGAAGTACCAGAAACGTCAACGATGATCGTGGTCACGACCTCTTGCCGGTAAGCTGACAGCTCTTCGGTGACAGACTCGATGGTAGGATCCTCGGTGATGAATGCATCATCGAGTTCGGTTGGGTCTCCTGCTATATCATCGCCTTCCTCATCCGTGGAGAACAACCAAACAGCTTCGGAAGTCTCACGGAGGGAAAGCATCAGCAGCGGCCCTTCAGGTGACGCCTTGATGTCGAAGTCTGCAATCTCAAACTCTTTGTCTACGAAACCGAACCGCTCCATCGTCACGGTCACATTGTTAGTCACAACAGCTTCGAGTTTCTCAATCCCCACTGGAATTGTGATCGAGATCTCCTGCCGAGACTGAAGCAGTTTCATCTTCGCCAGACGCTGCGCAATGTAGCCGTACGGTGTGAAAAGCATATCCCACACGAGTGGCAATTCTTCACCGTCCGCCAGTCGCATAGTTTCAGAAACACGTTGCGGATACTCTCTCGCCGTGTACGCCGACCGCACTGAGCTGGTTATGCCTCCACCGAAACGGCCCTTGACCAAATTCCAACGGTCGATTTTCGGGCGTCGAGTGACGAAGTCAACATCACCACGTATATCGTCATCCGTAATGGAAATCGTCGGGGTTTCCCACGCACCACCTGACATGTAGAAAGTGCCACCGACCCAAGAAGCTCTCGCGTTCATGGTCGCAAGCATCAGGTTTATCAGCCGTTCTCGGTCTTGGTCTTGACCCATAATGGCTGAGATCTGATACCGCGGTGGCCATTCTGATGGGTCAAGATCTACGGTTTCGGCAGTCGCCACCTTCTCATCACAGATGTTGGCTAGTGCGACCGTACGCACCGTCGAGACTGAAGTGGAAGGCATGTTGGTGAACGAGACCAGGAAATCTGCCAAGCAAAGCGCTGGGTTATCGGTGTATCCCACCGAGTCGTCCCGAAGGTCGATGATGTCGTTCTTGCCCTTGATGCGGGCTGTCAGGTTCTGCAAACCTTGTGGAAAATGTCTGCGGCTGAACTTCAACCGGATGTACGAATACGCGCAGCCCCGAAGCCGGTGATCATCTGTCCACTGATTGCCCGGAATGTTGTCGATGGCCGCTGTGATCGCCGACTGGTTGTTTCCACCAAGGCGGTTATAAACCCACACGTTTTCTTTGTAGTCTCTCGGCGCACGCTTGAATGTCTTAGGAGGTTCCGCCGCTTCAGCATCAGCCTTACGCGTATCGCCCTCGCCCGTGTTGTCATGACCCGTAATCGTGCCGTCTGCAGCGTCCCAGATTTTCGTGTTCACATGCCAGATTTCACTGATCTCTTCGATTTGGTGACCTGCCCATACGATGATGAGGTTCAGATATTCCCGCTTCGTGTCTGTTCCCTGGTAGGCGAAGACGCCACCCTTCTTCGTTTCACCGTAAACGATTTCAGCTGGAGCCAAAGCCTGCCGTGAACTGATCTGAACTCCAGGATCCCCTGGTCCTTTCGGAGCCATGGCGCCTTGGAGAAATGCGGATGCACCACCAGCTGCGGCTGCGAATGCGACCGAACCCCAAGCTGGTGCCGTGAATGCGATCGTCCCAGCAGCTGTGATGGAAATACCACTACCTACGGATAGCGCCGCTGAAGCCGCTGCGGCTGCTGCAATTTGTGGCATTTATTCAACTCTCCATGCGTGTTCGCAGCTTAGAACTGGGACGTAGGCCAACCGATCACAGCCGGGTGACGCAGCTCGTGCACCTCCTGGT